ATGGGACTGTAACTCAGTTTGGGAGAGTGCTTCCCTTGCACGGAAGAAGTCGCTGGTTCGAATCCAGTCAGCTCCACAATGACCGATTCGTCTAGTGGTTAGGACATCGCCCTTTCACGGCGAAGACAGGAGTTCAATCCTCCTATCGGTTACTTATATAAACAAAAAAAGGGAAGTTTTAACACTTCCCTTTTTTAGTGTGCAATAGTGTAGGAAACTATTGTACTATTTCGCTCCTACTTTCGAAATAAACCCACCAACACCAACAAGGCGACGAGTCCGGCGAAACCCGATTCGCCAAACTTGTTTATGATGGATGTCAGGTTACCTATAACATTAACACCAAAGATACCAGTTCCAAAGATTACTTCAGAAACAGCACCGATAGCTACAAAGGACATAAGTAAATGAGCTAAGTCATCTACGTATCCCTTGACGGATGTTATGATTTCCTTCATGGTTTTCTCCCGTTAGTTAGAAAAAAAGGCCACTCAGTCAACAACCGAGTAACCTCTATAATAACTATATTGTTAATAAATAATTAATTTCAATATATATTTATATATAGAAGTTTTTAGGTTGTAATATATTTATAAGTGAGTAATAACATATAAGGTAAATTATGGCAGTAGACTATGAAATCTTTGATGGTAAATCACTATCATCATTATTTAAAGACATATACGATAATACAGAGCATAATAGGAAACAACTTGATATATTGACAAAAGAACTTGTTCAGCATATTAAAGATGGTGATACAGCAGTTCAGATTGTTCCTATGATAAAAGAGTATTTAGAAATTAATGTTAAGAATGATGACCAGCTTGTTAAAATGGCTGGTATCGTACAACGACTTATTTCTTCTGAAGGTAAGGTTGGAGCTGATAATGAGTTCGGATTATCTGAAAAAGAAAAAGAACAATTGCTTTCAGGAATGGAAGATACTATATTAGATATACAAAAAGAATCAGATAAAATTCAAAGTAAAATAGAATCAGTAACTAAGGTAACTTAAATGGCTTATAGACGAAAAAGAAGAGTAGATACTACTACATCTTATGAGACAGGTGTACCGACTTTTTCAAGAATAGGTTCAATGGTAAAAAAATTAATTGCTTCGGCACAGTATGATTTTTTTGAAGGAGAAGCGTTTGAGGTTAAAGAAGTTATATTAGAAGACTCTAATAATCGTGGTAGTGTCAGAGGTGCTTTTATAAATAACCCAAATCAAGAAATACTTGGTGGTGTAGTTAAAGCATTAACACCCAATATAACTCAAACACCGTTAATTGGTGAGCACGTGGTAGTTTTAGAATATAACGGTCAGCATTATTATACAGGTATTATAAATCGTAAAGGTTCTGTTAATGAAAATTCTGTACCTGGTGCTAGTGGTAATTATACAAAAAATACTAAATACGGTGAAACATTTGAAAGAAAAGATGTAAATCCAATTCTATTAAACGAAGGTGATATTGTTTATGAAGGTAGGTTTGGACATTCGATAAAGTTTGGTTCAGAGATAGTGAAACGAAAGGAAAAAACTGAATACAAACCTCAAATAAAAATTGTAGCAGGTCATCGTCAACAAGTTGTAAGTAAATTTGGTCAACGAATTAATATGAATTTAGAAAGTATAAATGATGATGATTCTTCAATATATTTAACAGGTACATCGTTAAAGAATGGTAAAATTGAAGACAAAAAAATACAAATTAAATCTAACAGTATATTTATTAATGGAAAGAATATTAATTTAAATTCAGATAATATAAAATTAGGTAATGATGCAGAGCAGCCAGTAGTAAAAGGTGATGAATTAGTAAAATTATTAGATAGAATTGTACAAGCAATATCTACTGGAGCAAATGCATTTACAACTGAAACGGCAGCTGGTAAAACAATACAAGGGTTATTAGATTTATTACCAGATACAAAAAATATTTTAAGTAAAAAAGTTAAAACATCATAGGAGTTATTATGACTAAAAAAGACCTTATAAAAATAATACGAGAAGCAGTTCGTAGAGAGGTTAAAAAAGAAGTAAAAAAGATATTTATAACTGAAGAAATATCTTCTTCACCATCGTTAATGTTGGATGATATTAAACCTAAACAAAAAGATAAAGTTGAAAAAAAATATACAAAGAATGAAGCGTTGAATAAAGTTTTAAATGAAACTGCCGGCGGTATACAAGGAGGAGATAGAAGTGAGTATCCGAACTTAGGTGGAGGTATATTTAATACAGACAAAATGAGTGAATTAATGGGTTATGGAAAACCAGATGAAGTAAAAAGAGATTTAGTGGCGGTAGATACTATGAAAAAAGCTGGAGTTACTTCAGAACAAGTTCCAGAGCATATAACAAATGCTTTAACACGAGATTATTCTGATTTAATGAAAGCTATAAATAAGGATAAATAATGTCAAGTGCATTAGAAAATGATTTAAATCCAAATACATATATAGGATTATCTTTTCCGATAAGACAAGATAAATATAATGATTTTGCAATGACTAAAAATTCATTAGAACAAGCAAAACATAACTTGAAAAATTTATTATTAACTCACGTAGGTGAACGAGTAGGACAACCTGAATTTGGTAGTAAGTTGAGAGCACTTTGTTTTGAACAAATAAATGATGAATTACCAGTAAAGATTGAAGAAGAAGTAAAAGAGGTGGTATCAATTTGGTTACCTTATGTTAATATACAAGAAGTAAATACATTAACTCAGGAGGGTGATGCTAATAAAATATTTGTCGAAATAAAATATTCTACTACATTGAATCCACAAACAATGGAATCAATAACATTAGACACATCATATACAGCGGAGAGATTTTAATGGCAAGAACAAGTACAAAAAAGAATATGGTAAAACAAGTTAATTATCTTAATAAAGATTTTAGTGATTTTAGAGATAATTTAATTGAATACGCGAAAACGTATTTTCCTAATACGTATAATGACTTTAATGAATCTTCTCCAGGTATGATGTTTATTGAGATGGCAGCTTATGTTGGAGATGTGCTTTCATATTATATTGATTCTTCATTTAGAGAATCTTTATTAGCTTATGCTGAAGAAAAAAGAAATGTATATAATATAGCACAGTCATTTGGATATAAACCGAAAGTTACTTCACCAGCTTCAGTTGTTTTAGATACATTTCAAACTATACCAGCTTTAAATGAAAAACCAGATAACAGATATGCATTAACAGTCAAGGCCGGTACACAAGTTACATCAAGGAGTACAGGTACTACATTTAGAACATTAGAAGATGTAAATTTCAAGTTTTCAAGTTCATATGACCCACGTGAATTAACAATATTTGAAAGTGAAGATAATATACCTACTAAGTACTTGTTAAAGAAAAAAGTAAAAGCTGAAAGTGGAACTATAGTTTCAGAAACATATTCATTCGGTACAGCTGAAAAGTATAGTCAAATAAAATTATCAAATTCTGATGTTATAGAAATAATTTCAGTAACAGATAGTAATGATAATAAATGGTATGAAGTTGATTCATTAGCTAGAGATACAATTTTTGACGATATGGAAAATAATTCAACTAACGACCCTACTTCAGTTATTAATAGTGATACTTCACCTTATATTTTAAAATTAAAGAAAACAGCTCGTAGATTTACAACTTATATAAATGAAAATGATGAAACAGTATTAAGATTTGGAGCTGGTATATCAGATAATGCAGATGAAGAGTTAATACCTAATCCAGATTCAGTAGGTTCAAAATTACCTGGTAGTCCAACATATTTAACAACTGCATTTGACCCAAGTAATTTTTTAAAGACTAAGACATTTGGTTTGGCTCCATCGAACACAACACTTACTATAAAATATGCTTATGGTGGTGGTATTGCCGATAATGTAAACGCAAATGATATTATAGATTCTTCTAATTTAACTTTTGATATACAAGATAATTTATTATCAACATCATTAGTAACAGATGCAAAAAATTCAGTATCATTTACAAATCCAAAACCAGCATCAGGTGGTTCATCTGGAGAATCTATTAGAGAAGTTAAAGAAAACGCATTAGCTTATTTTCAAGCACAAAGTCGAGCTGTAACAAAAGATGATTATATTGTAAGAGCCTATTCATTACCAGCTAAATATGGTACTATAGCTAAAGTACATTTAGTACAAGATGACCAACTAAATCAATCAGTTGATTTAATGAATCAAGATACTCAAATTAAAGCAGAAGATGTAGGTAAATCAATTAAACAAGTTTCAGCGAGAATACCGAATCCATTAGCTATGAATATGTACATGTTAGGATTTGATTCAAATAAAGAATTATCA